CTTTATGAGATTATAGAAAAAGGCTTTATCCCTACATACAACGACGGTGAGTCAAGCACTATTTATATCAACAAGAAAGAATTTGAAAGAATGCTCGTAGAATTGAGGTTCGAATGAAACCATTCCCAATTGAATGGAATAAATCACCAACAGCCAAAATGAGGCTTACAGGAGGCGTTGTCTGCCACCCAATATTTTGGAAGATTAATTTGACTAAAAACACACGGGCATGGTTTTTTTCTATTTGTAATTTAATTGACGAAGAGACAGGAATATTAATGCGGACATTCTCTGATGGAACAAAGGTGCCGTTGTCTGACCCTCAAATAGCAATTTATTTTGGCAATGAGACAGCACGAGCTGCAGTAAAGAATTTGGTGTCATATGGTGTATTTGCAGAGATTACAGTCGCCAGGACTAAGATATACGTGGCAAATCCATATGTAATAAACAAAGGTGGGCAGGCAAATGCGTACTTGAGAAATATATTCAATGCAGTGACACTAAAACGCAATGATAAGTTTAACTCATTTTTTGAAGTAAAGAATGAAGAGGAATTTAAAAGAATGTGGGACGGGGAGGCTTTAGATGGCTCGGAAGAAGACGACGAAGATTAAAAAAGAAGACATAATTAAACAAGAGATTGAAAATGCAGAAAAAGGCGACGTAATGGATTTGGTCAAGGCAAGAGAAGTTCGCCTTGAATACATTAGCTCGCCAGAGAAGAAAACGCTTGCACATCTTGCCAGAATGTATCAAGTACCGCTTGAAGCAATAAAGGCAATTGCAAAGGATGAAAAATGGGATGTTGAAAGAAATACCTATATGGTAAATTCAATTAATGAAATGAAAGGCGAATTGAAATATATTAAAGCAAAGTCAGAGTTGAATACTGTAATCAAAGGCGGTAAGCTACAAAATGTTGTTTTTGACTCAATAATGAAAAACATTGAAAAGGGACAATACTTTCCAACAGTAAAAGACTTTGCAACATTAGCTGATGTAATTGGTAATGCAGGTGGCGAGAAAACATCGCAGACAGGTGTTTCAAATCAAATATTAAACGTAATAATGAATAAGCCACCAGAAGAGATGACATATGAAGAGCTGCAAACGCTTGAAAATGAAATTAGAGGCACTGTAAATAAGGAGGATGAATGAAGTCTAATCTTGATTTAAATGGAGTTAAAATAGATTATAATTATGTAGTTAAACCACATTTTGTTGAATTAATGGAGCGTATCAAAGAAATATTCATTAAAACGCATAATACTCATTTGTTTTTTTGTGGACAGCGTGTAGAAAATCAATTAATAGAAATTGTATCAATTGTTGAAAACTTAACAGCAGTTAAAAATGGAATTATAAACAAAACTTTAACTGAAAAAGACTATATTTTTTGGATTAATAAATTAAACAAATCTTTAACCGAGCTTGTTGGAGAGAATTTTGGAAAATAAAATAACTGCTGAAGCGCTCCTTGCAAGAATAAACCAAGAGAAGGCAAAGAAGCGTGATGAGCTTATTCGCACAATGAATAAAGACGCAGAGAACGGCTTTTGGAATTTTTGCAAGTATTTGTACCCAGAGTTTTTTAAAGATGAACAAACAGAGCGTGTGCGATACGCCTCAGTGCTGCAGAATTGTGGACTGTACAGCTTGACAGGGGACGACAGATACAGAAAGTACAGAAAAGTCATGATTAATATATTCCCACGCTTTGGCAAGTCATTTATGTTATCAATTTGGACGGTGTGGCTGCTGTGGCACTATAATGAGGGTTCAGTGATGAGAAATGCACATGATGCATCTCTTGCAGAAAAGTTTAGCAGAGACGTGCGAAACATGATTGAAGCACCAAACACAGAAGACGACATCGATACAGACGTTGTCTCGGTGGCAGGCAGACTCAATGCAATTGCACCAAAGTTAAAACTGTCAAGAGACAAAAGGGCGTTGAGTTCATGGGCTTTAAAAACATCTAAAGACGTGGCTTATTTTTGTGCAGGCACAGGAGGCAGTATTACAGGAAAGGGCTTTGACTTGGCAATGATTCTTGACGACCCAGTGAAGAGCCCAGAGGTTGCATTGTCTCCCACATTCAATGAGGATTTATTGACATGGTATTTAACAGTGCACCGTTCAAGGCGTAATAGGGAAAGTGCCGTCTTTGGCTGCGAAGTTATTGTTATGGCACGATGGAGCAGCGACGATTTATGCAAGAAGCTGCTTGATGCAGAGGACGACTGGTATGTAGTAAACTTCGACATTGAAGACGGCGAAGGCAATTCAGCATGCCCCAGTGTTGTCTCAACAAAAGAAATGCTTGAGATGAAGAAGGGCTTTGCAAACACAGCCAGACTGCATTGGTGGAACGCACTGTACAGACAAAAGATTGACACACTAAACAGAGTACTTTTTAAGAAAGAAGAACTCAAGCGTTTTGACCCCTCAGAGCACAACTTTACAAACAAGGCACGCTGGCAAACAGTGGCTTACTGCGACACAGCGGACGAGGGACTTGACAACCTTGCCATGCCGATTGCACAGTGGGACACCATGACAGGAGAGCTTTATGTAATTGACGTTGTTTTCTCAACAGAGCCAGCAGAGATTACCAGGGTAATGGTGGCTAAAAAAATACAAGAGCACAAAATAGACATTATTGTCTTTGAATCAAATAATGGTGGCAAATTCTTTGCTGAATTGTGTTTTTATGCATTGAAAGAACTAAACACTGAAGCACAAAACAGAATAGAGAATTTAAAGAGAAAGCAGACAGAGACAAGCGGTGCGGACAGGGAAATGATTACACAGGAGATAAAACGCTTGCAGAATACAATTTATCAAGACATGATGTACGAAAGCAAATACACCACGACGAATAAGATAACAAAAATACTGACGTACAGTAGCCTTGTTTTAAGTTCAGTGTATTTTCTCGAGGACGCACTGGTGGACAAGGCAAGCGAATATTCATTTTTCTTAAGAGAATTGTTTAACTTTCAAAAAGAGAGACGCAATCTACACGACGACGCACCAGACAGTATAACGTCAATGGCACAGCGGTTTTGTGCATCGAACAGCTTTGAGATGTTTTAGTATTATATATGAAAAAATGTAAAATAAGGGGGGAGGGAATAGATGAGAAATGGGGTAAATGGTGGAGAGGGTATAGTGGGAGCGGGATTGGGCAGTGATGCTCAAAAAATAAATAAATGAGAAATAGGGGTAATTTGGGGAGTTTTGGAAGAAATAGATGAGAAATTTTAATAGAAAAGATACACAAAAAGCGACAAATCTGATACTATTTCTCATTTATTTTTGCCAGATTTCTCATTTATTTTTGCCGACAGTATAAAAACACCAAAAGAGTAAAAATGGAAAAGAAAAATGTTTAATAATAGAAAAATAAATCTTGACAACATTAAAGAAATCGTGTATGTTGTTTATAGGAGGATATAATATGGACGATGTTTATACATTTGCAGTTGATACTGAAGGCAAGGCAGAAGAGGTTCAAAAGGCAATTCAGTGGAATATTCCTAAAAGCAATAGAGTTGCATCTGTTGGTGGGCATCGGTTTGTTGCACCTCCATACAACATGGACTATATGCTGAGTTTGTTTGACTTTAATTCAACACACAAATTTTGTATTGAACTTAAAACAAACCTTGTCTGTGGACTTGGCTATGAGGTAAAAAAGAATGCACCTAAAAAGGTTAGAGACTTTTTAAAAAGACCTAATACCATAGCTCAAGACTCATTTATTAAAATATGCAAGAAATTAAGGCTCGACTATGAAATATTTGGGCGTTATGCACTCGAAATAGTACGTTCTGGAGATAGATTAGCATTTTACCATGTACCAGCACAGAGCGTCTATGTAAGGCAGAAAAAAGGCAGTATTTATGTCGATAAATATTTACTTCGAACTGAGATGGGGTCTTTTATAGAATATGAGCCTTATTCCTTTCTTGGGCGTAATGGTCGTTTTTTGCTTGTTTCAGACCACTATAACCCCATCTCTCAATTTTATGGAGTGCCAAATTATATCTCAAGCATTAATGCAATAATCGGCAACGATACAATAAGTAGATACATGCTAAACTTTTTCTCAAACAATGCAAGACCTGATTACTTTGTAATAATCACTGGGACTCAATTAAACAATGAGCAAAAAGACGAGCTTAAACGCAATTTATCAGGCGTAAAGGGTGTTGAGAATGCACACAGGGCAGCTGTTTTATCCCTTGGTGCTGATACTGCAAAGGTTGAAATCAAAGAGGTTTCAAAAGTTGTTGATGAAAACTTTAGAAATACAAAGCTTGATAACAGAGACGAAATAGCACAAATACATGGGGTACCACCTAAAATACTTGGTATTGCATCGGCTGGTTCGCTTGGCTCTGGCAACGAGGCAATTGGTGCCTTAAAAATACTTGTAGAATGCATTATTAATGTTGAAAAAACGGAGTTTGAGGATTTGTTGAATAAAGTACTTGCTGTAGAGTTTAATCACCAATCTGACGACATTTTCTCCTTTAATGAGCTTAGTTTAATCAATGAAAAAGACTTGGCAATAGTGCATAAAACATACCTTGATATGGGGGTAATCTCTGTCAATGAGGCAAGGCTTGCTTGCGGCATGCTGCCTTTAAATGGTAAGGAATATGATGAAATAAAGAGAATACCTGCCTCGTCGCATTCACTTGAAATAAACCCTGACGACATGACTAATCTTGACCCAACTAAAGACATTACACAAACAAATGTATAAATACAATGAAAGGAGACATCATGGCAACTCAGAAAAAAGTAAAACAGTTGACTGAAACAAAAGTAACTCACGTCTCGCTTGTAAAAAATCCTGCAAATGAGGAGAGTTTTTTGATGTTGAAGTCTGGCAGACAAAACACAATTAATCTTGTTGTAAAGAAAGAAGACATTGTGTTTAAATCTAATGACGAAAAACAACTAATTTATGGAATTGTGTATTCACCCGATAGACTCGACACAGATGGAGAATTCATGACTGCTGACGACATTCAGAAATCAGCGCATGGGTTTTTATCTGAATTTAGAAATATTGATGGTGAGCATGACTTCGTTAGTAATCTCGGAACGCCCGTTGAAAGCTATATTGCTCAAGACGATATAACAATCGGCGAGAAGACCGTTAAGCAGGGTTCATGGGTACTTGTTGTCAAGGCAACGGACGAAGCCTGGGCTGATGTTAAAGCTGGTAAATTTAATGGCTTTTCATTAGCTGGCACGACAATAAGAAAAGAAGTAACAGTCGAAGTAGATGCTGACGGCAAGATAATTAAAGGCAGCATTATCAAGGGAGCTATTGACAATATTGTGCAAGCATTGACGGGTAAAAAAGACAATCAAGAATACAACATTGAGCATGAATTTAGCACACTGGCAACGGTGGTAAAGAATGCAACAGTTGACAACCTTGACAATAATGAATTGACAGTAGCTGTAAAGGCATTTATTAATGAGATAGGAGGCTTTATGAGCAAAGACAAAGAAGAGGAAAACACCAAGGCTGAAAAGAAGTATATGTTTAACGGCAAGCTGCTAACAGAAAAACCAAATGAAGATGGGTACTTTATTCGTGACGGGCATCTTGCACACGTTGTTTGGCGTCCAGATAAAAATGGCATTGCGGACCTTGAAGTTAAAAAGCAAGAAGACGGTGTAAAAACAACAGAGAAACAAATCAAGCAAGAAAACATTGAGGAAATATCACCTGACACACAAAAGATAATCAATGACTTTCTTGACAAGATTGATTCAATGGAAAAGCGAATTAAAACGCTTGAAGGCATAAACACACGCTTGGCAGACACTGAAAGGCTGGCTGTTGAGCTCTCTAAATCACTAAAGGCAACTACAGACCGAGTGTCTGGGGTTGAGGAGACATTAATTCAATCAAACCAAATTGTCAACACAGACAAAGTAGAAAAAACAAAGAGAACATTTAATATGTTGAAAGGAAAATACGATGAATAATAAAGAAACATTAAACAAATCAAACCCTACTAAGGAAAATACGATGAATAATGAAGAAACATTAAACAAATCAAACCCTACTACAGAGGCACTTGCTGCAATAATGGGTACAGAGGACAAAACAGCAGAGAAGGCTGCATATGTGCCACCTACTGCAAACTATAACATTTTAGACCAAAACTTCGGTAGAGGACTAAACATTGATGAAGGCAATACTTTTGTTGACCTTGTGGTCGGGCAAAGTAAATTACTTAATATGGTAAACATTGACAGGGTATCCACTCTTAAATCAACTGTAAACGTGTACGAAGGCGACGGAATGTTGGTGCAAGTCAATGAAGGCGAAGACCCTTTCACTGCACCTGGCAACATGGCATCTTATGGCAATATCGGATATGATGTAGTTTTGGAATCCATGCAATTCTTGTACAGAATATCCAAAAGCACATTGCACAGCATGATGAATGCGGCTAACTGGAGAAATGATGTTAATAACAGAATGGCAACACTGTTTTCAAACCTGCTTATCAAGCAAGCAATGTTCGGCTCTCCTGCATCGGGTGCAGACACTACTATTAAATATGGCTACAACTATGTTGATGGCGAGTTTATGGGTAGACCTCGTGTTGGTGTGAGAGGCTGGCTTGATTACCTTAAAAATGGATATAAATACCTCAAAGGTGGTGTTGAAAAGACTGCAGTTGTTGGTGGTGTAGCAAATATCATGGGCACTGATAGTACAATCAAACCTATTACAAGCATTGTTGAAGACTTTGTAAAAGTTTATCCATCAGAACACGATGGCGAAGACGTTGTAATCTTGATGTCAAAGGCTGACTTTATCGACTTTATGTTCAGTGTTGCAAAGAAAGACGCATCAACAGAAAAGTATGAGTCGGGTAGAGTTTACTCTGTGGCTGGCTATAAAATCATGCAATTACCATTCTTGCATCATGTAAACAAAAAAATCACTGTAAATATTAACAACACTCCAACTGACTTTTACCCTGGCATGGTGTTAATGGGCAGACCAAAAGACTTGATTATCAAGATGAACACAGCTGGAGTAAATTTTGACAGTGCGTATTATGCTAAAATCAGAACACACGACAGTATTTATGATGTACCATTGGCATTCCCTGTAATTCCTCAGAGATTTGCAATTGCATACAATGTAACAATTCCTTAATATAGAGGAGGCATAAAATGGCTATAAGTTTACTTGATGCAATTCAAGCCGCAATAGATGCTGCTGTTGACAGTACATCCACCGCCCTCGGTACAGGAGTTGTCACTGCAAGCATTTCTGAGCAAGCATTAACCCTGACCTCATCTGATGATAAAACACTGACTAATGGTGTGTTTACAGACAAAGATGGCTCTGCAACGGCTACAACTACAGAAACATTACAAAATGGAGAAACCCAGGCAACTATTACCTTTACTTTTATTGGAGATATTGCAGAAATTATAACAGAAAACGACACCATTGCTTTTAAGTACAACAGTACAGACTACACTGCTACAATCGGTGAGATTGAAGAAGAGGAAGAGACACCTGATGAACCTGGCGACCCTGACGACCCTGAAACTGTCTTGGTGCATTTTCAATGTAATTATGCAAGTCGTACAAGGAAGCTGTTTAGCAGAAAAGATGTTGTCTCGTTGAAAGAGGGCATGGCAAACACCCTGGCTGCACACCACATTGTATCAATTATCGAAGATGAAGAAGACGAAGATTAACCGCTGACAATAGAAAGGATGAATTATGAGTGCTTATAAGAAAACAGTCGCAATGTTTAACCTAAAAGGTGCCGTTGTGGAGAAGGTAAAGCAATACCAATCGCCTGCAATGGCAATGATTAGAGACAGGCTCGGTGAAACAGTGTTCAGGGAATTTGTTGCACTGCCTGATGATGAATTTATCGAAGGCGAGGCTGGCTTTATTCCATTTGAGCAGCTTGATTTAAACAGATTAATGCGACGTGAGATTGAGACAGCACAAGCATATTTCATCATGTATTTAGCTGTTGTCGGCATAAAAGAATTTGAACTTGGCAGCGTCGCTCTTGACAAGATTTCTTTTGGAGAGGGCGACCTGAATTTAACTGGGTCAATAAGCATTGAACGCTACCAAGCTACATTCCTGAAGATGGGCAACAAGATTTGCTCGAGATACTCTGGCACTGGTGAGCTTGGTATAATAATTATTTAAGGAGCTTAAAATGGCAAAGACCATAATAAAAGAAAATAAAGAAACAAAACCAAATGTACCAAAGGAGCCAAAAAAGCCCGCTAGAGTGCAAAATACCGTGATTAACGAGCCTAAAGATGATGAGATGATAAAAGACACCACCCGTGTGTTTGTCGCTCTAAAAAACATCATTTATGGCAATGTTTTGTACAACAGAGGCGAGACTGTTCCAATGGAAGAAAAAGACATTGAGAAGTTTTTAGAATGCAACCACGTAAAGGAGATTTAATATGGCATTTGTATATGGTAAATCAGAAACAAAGAAAAGATTTTATGAAGTCTGGGTAAAGTGTCCTGGTACAACAAGCTTTGCAAGCTTTGTTCGTGTTGGTGCCTGCTTGGCGGATAACCGCATGGAGGAGGCAGCTGGTGACGAGATTGAATTAAACGACAACACCAAACCAAAGATTTCTAAAACAAACAGTGTAACATTTAACGTTATTGAAGTCACAGATGCAAACGTTTCTGCACTCAGAGAGCTGATAAACAAAGAAGCAGAAGTAATTTTCACTGAAAGAGATGCAGGTGTCTCTGGTGCAAAAGCTGGCGACTGGATTATGAAAGGAATAAACTTATTCCCTGCATTGAGTATTGGCTCTGGCTCGCAAAACACCATTGCTGTGACTGGTGAGCTTGAAGTGGCTGTAACAGATGTAACATCATTTGCAGCTGGTACTGGCTCTTGATTAATTTAACAATCGGGGGAGTGTAACAACTCCCCTGTTTAAAGAGGTAAATATGCCAATTTATGAATACGAAACAAGCTCAGGCAAGGTTGACAGTCTGATTGAAGCAATCAAGAAAGATGGCGATTTCTGGCAAGAAAACTACGCTGACAGACAAGATGAGAACTACATGGGGTTCAATTCCATTAGAAACAACATGCTGATGGCAGACTTTTCTGATGAGGACTTCCCAATTCTATTTGTTTATGCAGATGAGCTTTTAAAGTTAAACACAAATGCTGGCTCCGCAGTCAGTGGTGTAAGCGTTGTTTTAAGGGTGGTCGAGCGTTTTCAAGAAAGCGAAGAAGGCATTTCACAAGCAAAGGCACGCATTGAAACACTGCTTTTGAGCATTGAGGAGACATTCGGCTTGACAAATATTAACAAGACCCTGGTGTTCGAAGACACACTGGGCTCGTACAAAGTACACACTGTCGCATCGACGGTGGAATTATAAAGGAGGTGAACATGGGCTTCACACACGGTAAAACAAAAATAGGTAAAAAAAAATATAAAGTATTTGTTGATTTGGAGAACAGGGAGACACATGATATAGACCCCTATTTCATAAGTGATTTTCCTTCGTTTTATGATGAGGTTTATGTAACAGAAAACGGAGCAGCGCTATCAAACCAAAGCGATGATAAATTACTTATTGTTGCAGATTCTATTGTCAATAGTGTTACATTTAATGGGTCTTTGCGGACTTTCATTATAAATAAAAAACAAAACAAACAAGCATTGACTGCAACAGTAACAGTATATAACCAAGACTATGTAATAAATTATAACGAAACATTTTATCCTATTGTTCCTGCCGAGAAGAATTTTCTTCCTCTTGGTCCTTGCTTGAATGATTTAACATTAAACGACGCCCCTGGTGAGCCAATCGAGTTTTTGTCTGGTGAAAAGTTGATAACTGAAAACACAATAAGCCTTAATTTAGTGCTGCCCTCAATTCCAACAGGCTTGATTGAAACACTGAGGGATTTTGACAAGGTTGGATTAGTTTTTACTTCATTGGATTCCAATACAGGCTTTCATATTCGCAACTTAACACCATTCATCGGAATGCAAATACAGTCGAATGAATTAAACCAGACTGTAATTACAGTTGACCAATCATTCCCTCTTGAATTTATTCAGGTAATTGACTACTAATGGCTGCACCAAGCTACGTTTTAACTGTTTTTGGCGAGCATCCAAACATGTTTGCCAGCCGTTCAGTGCGGAAGGTATTCAATGATGCGTTGAAAGACAACCTGAAAAGAGGTTTTGTAAACGACACAAACAAGAATATCTACAAAGAGGTCACAAAGACTTTTGGTCCCACTGAGGATAATAAATACATCACCTCAGTGAGGGACGAAGTCACAAAGGATTATGAACGGGAGATGAGAAGCAGAAATCAAGTCGCAGTAGGCAGGGTGCTGAATGAATTAAAGAAGTCAACAACGTATGTTATTGTGCAATTCAAAGACGTGCAGAATGAGCTTACTGTTTCAATCGGTAACCCAGAGAATGCAAAGGACTCTAATACGCCATTATATAGGTATGATTCGGTAATGTCAAGACGACAAAAGTACGACATCAATGATTTAAGAGGCTTGACGATTTGGGCAATGATGAAATTTAACGTTAAAGCACTACACGCAGAAAATATCGCAAAGAAAATAATCAAGTCAGAAAACAGGCGTTTATCAAACAGAGTTGTATTCAAGAAGGATTCCCCTTATGGCTCTCGTCCAGTCAGAACAGAGCGGTATTTGACACGCATGAGGGTGATTTACAACTACAGTGCAATAGCAAACCAGAGGCTTTCTGATTTGATTGAGCAAATAATTCTCGACAATTTTGATGAAATATTTAACCAGTAAAGAAAGGAAAACAAAATGAAAAAGAATAAAACATCACTTGGTACACTTGGCAGAGTGCTAAACTTTTTAAGAAATGAAAATGTTACAGAAATACCAGAAGGCGTTAATGCAGAGCAGATGGCGTATGCAGTAATCACTGAGCTGTCAGAGAATAAATTAAAGGAATTTATTGCAATCTTAAATGACGAAGCAGACATCGACAATCTTACCGATGAGGAGGGTATGAAGATAATCGAAGATTTTTTTCTGAATATGGGAAAGAGTCTAAAATTGTTCGAGCACAGATTGACAGCAGATTACAGACTGCAAAAAAATATGGCTATCGAGAAGATGATGCAGGCGGTTCAAGAGACAGTGTCACAAACCATTTCTACGATAAAGCCAGACTCTTGATTGAGCACGGCTTCGCACCAGTGATTAATGAATTAAGTTTGTCTGAGGCAATGTACCATACAGAGGAGATTATTTGTGGCGAGATTCGCAAAGCAATTGGAGAATATATAAATATGGACAAAATGTTTATCCCAAGCTATAAAAATACCGACACCGACGAAATGGTGATTATAAAAGAGGCATATAAAGAAATCCATTACTCGGTTGCTTTGCACTCGCTGCTTGAATTGGTGGCTGAGCAGTACGAAACTCACCAGAGCACTAAAAGGTAGAGGGGAAATATATGAGTACTAAAGATATAAGAATGAAGCTTAACGTAATGACAAAGCTTGACTTCGATAGAAAAAGCATTGACGATATGTCGAAGCTGATTGAGAAGGTAGCTAAAGAGGCTGCCTCACTGCAGGTTTTTGAAAAGGTTAAAGAGTCAATGGCTGCAGCAAAACAGGAAGCCAAAGAAATTGCAGAAGCAACAAAAGAGTTTACAAAAGAGACAAAAATAGGTACAAATACTTTTATTGCTGGTGTCAGTGCATTTGCTAAAACATCAAAGAAGGGCATCAAAGACGTAATGGAGAGCACCGTATCTTTAAACAAAGAGACAGAGAAGGTTGTCAACAACATGGCGACGCTTGCTGGTGATGCTAAAATACTGCTTGAGAGCACAAAGGGCACTGTAAAGTCAACAAAAGCCCTTGGTGATGCTGCTAAAAGAGTAACAACAAACCTTTCAAAAGCCACAAGAGATGCACTTCCATTAAAAGACAGAATAAAGCTTGCTGCCAAAGAGGCATTTAACCTGGGCACCGTGATTGACAGAATGGCATTTGTAATCACCGCTAAATTTACTTACCAAATGTTTGATGGGTTTAATCGTGCATTAAGAGATGGCAGGCAGAATGCAATCATGCTTGAAGCACAGCTTGCCAGAATTGAAAGCATTTCTAAAGGCAAAAGCGTTGCACCAGTTGAGAGAAGCATTAAAAGGGCAATTGGTCTTGGGTTTGAGCCCTCTGATGCAATGGAATCTGCTTACCAGTCAATCTCCGCACAGTTTAGCCCTGCAGATGCTGAAAAGCTGCTTGCTGCTGCAAATAAAGCTGCTGTGGCGGGGTTTGTAACAGAGGGAGAAGCATTAAAGGCTTTAATTGCTATATTAAACACATACCAGCTTGGTGTTGGTGATGTAACACGAGTATCTGATGTGCTTTTTAAAGTAATTGAGCAAGGGTTAATAAACTTCGACCAACTCTCTAAATTCATGGGCAATGTATTACCGACTGCTAAATTACTTGGTATTGAATTCGAAGAGGTAGCTGCTGCAATGTCAACAATGACTTTAAAGGGCATCAAGGCAGATGTTGCAATTACTTCTTTAAATCAATTATTTATGAACCTGTCAAAACCAACTCCACAGGCAAAGAGAATATATGAGGAGCATAATTTGTCGCTTGACCTTGCTGAGGTTAAAGCACAAGGACTTGCTAAAACAGTACAAAAGATTGCTGACGCTAATCTTAAAGCAGAAGAGCTTGCCACAATTGCTGGCTCCCGTACTGGCTTTAGAGCGCTTGCATCTGCAATGGCTTCTAATGTTGAATGGGCTGAAAACTACGAAAGAATGCTAAATGTTGCTGGGGAGACACAGGCTGCCTTTAATAAACAAATGGACACTGCAGATATGAAAATAAAGCAATTTAAAGGTAGTGTAACACTGTTGATGATGAGCTTAAATAAATTTGCTGTTGAGACCGCTGGGCTTTTAACAATTGTTAGAGCAGTTGTGGACGGGTTTAATGGCTGGTTCGGTGCTACTACATTAGCTATCGGAATTCTTGGTGCCTTAGTAAAGACTATAATAAAGGTTAATTTAGCCCTAAAATCAACTGATGCGACTATAAAGGTTATAACATCTACAAACTTATGGCTCGCTGGAATTGCTCTTGCACTTGGGCTGGTTTCAATGGCAATCGGAATGCATAAGAAAAAAGTACAAGAAGCACAAGACGCAGAAAAAGAGTGGACTGAGCGGGCTGTTGGGCAATCTTTAGCAAAAGAGAATGCACTGAAAAAAGAGCTTGAATTGTTGGTGACCTATAAGAAATACACTGAAGAGCTGGCTAAAGGTAAGCAGCTTGACAGACTTGAAACCTCATTGCTTGCTACAGTGCAAGATAAACTCACTACATCGTATGGCTACACAAAAGAAGCATTAAAGGACTACAATGGCTTAATTGACAAGAGCACTGCAAGCTTAAGAAAAAATCAAGAAGAAACAATAAAGCTGAAGAAGCTGCAAATACAGTCGTTAATAACGCCAGAAATGAGAGAAAGAATTGCAGATTTATATCCTTTTTTTGAAGTAGGACGTAAGGGAGAAATCTCTCCTGAGGATAATGTAAGAAAAGCTTTAACTGATGCAAAAAAATACGGCTACGGGACTATGATCCCTAGAGAAAAAGAAGATATGGAAAACTTATACGCCAGCTTAGCAAATGCAACTGGAATGTATGATAATATGATAAAAGCTTATCGTGCCGATATTGAAGAAATAAAGTCATCCCCGAACATGATTAAATCATATAAAGACATACAA